GAGTGCTATCTCCGAATATGGAATCGAACCTGCAAATCAGGTAATAAAAAAACCGCCATCAGGCGGCTTGGTGTTCTTTCAGTTCTTCAATTCGAATATTGGTTACTTCTGCATGTGCTATCTGCGCCCATATCATCCAGTGGTCATAGCAGTCATTGATATTCTCCGCTTCGATAACTCTGTTGAATGGTTCTCCATTCCATTCACCTGTGACTTTGAATTTCATTAAGTTTCACCTGTAAAAAAAGGAGCCGAAGCTCCTTTGATATTAAAATTCGAATTGTCTCGCCCGAAGGCTTTTTAACATTGGTCTTGCCCGTTCGAAAATGGCGCTTGTCTGGTCAATTCGTGTTGCCTCCCTGAGCAATGCGTCTCTGTTTTTCGTCACCGTGTAGAAAGTCTCAAACGCGATGTCATACAGCTTGCTCGCGTATGATGAGTTCAGTTCCTTCAATATCGGATACAGGCGTTTGCTGATGTCCTGTGCTTTCTCCATCTGTACCTGCATGTAGCAGAGGAGGATGATTTCCTCGTCTGTGAATTGCTGTGCTGGTTGCATGCTGCGAAGTTTCTTTTCGCACTCGATGAAGTATCGGCGTATCTGGCGGCCTTTTTCGTTGTGCTCCACCATCGCCAGTTCTTTGGCTGTGTCGAGGGTGAGGTGGTAATCCTTGCGGTTGTGACCGCCTCTACCAGATGTTTGCTTTCCCAAATTGGAAAGCAAAATATAGTCTTGATTTTCAATGAATTCGTATTCTGAAATGCGATTTGTAATCCATGCCGCAAACACCTTTTTCACGCCTAAAAAAGCATGCAGATCGCGGGCATTGCAGAGTAGGGCTGTTTCGTTGGCGATAGTGCCGTTGAATACGGGGATGAGTTGACTGGTCATTTTTATGTCCTTTGCATTTGTTCAGATAGCCCTGTGTTCAGCAGGGCGGTCAGGTACTTGAACACCGTGCAAAGTCGGCCCGTATCCTTAACCTTTCGGTTGTTTTTCGGTATACGCGCTACCCGACCATATCTGAGAAATGGACATAAAAAAGCCGCATGACTGACGGGTGCGGTTTCCGCTTTGCAAGGTGTGTTCAGCACCATGAAGCGGAATATAGCCCCGTTAATGCGGATTTGTCAAATCATGTGGTCTTTATCTTGCTGTAAGCCGCGCCATTCGGTCTTTTCCCCCCAGATTTGGGGAAAACTATCTTGTCAAAATCATGCAGCCTTTCGTTCTCCTTCGATGAGTTCCTCGATCTTGTGCACTCCCGCCTCGTTGTAGCGAAATGTCTCGACCTGCTTGTCACTGTGCGCCGATTTGTCGATGAACCACTTCCCGTACTTTTCTGTTTTGAGCATGTAGGTGTTGGCAATGCGCCCTACCTTGTTGGCTGAAATGCCAAGCATGGTGCCAACCTCCGACGCAGAGTAGTGATGTTCATCAATGACCGGAAGAGGGATTGCACTAAAGCCGACGACGGGATTAATCAGGCTGGCGGCAACGACCTGTTTAGCTTCCGGTGCGAGGTGAGGGAGGAAGTCGAAGAGGTCTTTCATTGTGTCGACGGTCATTTTCAATGCGCGTGCCTTACGGAATTCTTCAAGGCCATCCGGTGATTTCTTCGTGGTCGTTTTTTGTTGCAACTGCTGTTGCATTGATTCAAGTTTGTCGACCAGCGAACGACGGACGGCTTTCGACTCACGTGCGGCGACGCGCAGGGCTTGCTTGTAGGTCATCACTATAACCACCTGATCCGCTCCGCCTTTTTTCTTATCCATGGGGGTTACGAAAATTTCGTAACCCTCCCCCTCAAGCTCATCTTTGATGCGTGCAATGAAGTCGTTGTTGCGTACTTCTTTTTCGCCTCGCAGTCTCCGCGCCTCATTAACCATTTTCAACAGCATCTGGCTGTCAATTGTTGCAGCCGGAAACGAAGACTGATTTGCAATATTGTTAATCATGTATTCTGTCCTTTTCAGATAAAAGAAATCCCCGCCAATGCGAGGATTGTTATTCATTGCTGATACTCACCTTAATCTCAACATTTCGCAGCTTTAGCTCTACTGGCAGGTCTGACTTTCCGGTTAATGCTAATGCGAGATTTTCTGGAGTAATGAGAGCAGTTATTGTTTTCCCCCTCGCCAGACGAATAATCATTCGTATCTCGCAATCGTCACATGCTCCCGGTCGAACAATTGAGATTTGTCCGTTCATCTCACTCTCCTTTGATGCGAATGCCAGCGGCGCGCTCGGCTTCACTTTGTTCCCAAAACCACTTGTGAAGCGCCATAAGCTTTTCGTCAATCGGTGCATATTTGCGATTAAAGTAGGCCTGAGCATCTTTCTCAGATTCGTCCGGTAATTCGCCAGGGCCAAACAGTGTGTTATAAATCCATGCTAGTCCGCTCTTAGCGTCGCCAGTTGCCTGCCATTCGATAATGGCAGCCTGCATGACCAGAATGTTTTTCCCGATTAATAGGTCCAGTTCTTTGTACCGGTTGCGGATGTATGCATTCTCGCTTTGTAATTTTGCGTTGCGCTTTTCTGAGGCTTCAAGTAACGCCTGCTTATCGCGTAGCGCTTCTTCCAGTTCAGCAACATGGCATTCGCTATCAATAAGGTTGTTCTCTGCTGCTTCAAGCTCAACACGCAGCTTCCCTACCGTTAGCGCAATATCCTCGTTCTCCTGGTCGCGGCGTTTGATGTATTGCTGGTTTCTTTCCCGCTCATCCAGCAGTGCCAGCACAATCGATGGTGTTACCAATTCATGGAAAAGGTCTGCGTCAAATCCCCAGTCGTCATGCATTGCCTGCTCTGCCGCTTCACGCAGTGCCTGAGAGTTAATTTCGCTCACTTCGAACCTCTCTGTTTACTGATAAGCTCCAGATCTTCCTGGCAACTTGCACAAGTCCGACAACCCTGAACGACCAGGCGTCTTCGTTCATCTATCGGATCGCCACACTCACAACAATGAGTGGCAGATATAGCCTGGTGGTTCAGGCGGCGCATTTTTATTGCTGTGTTGCGCTGTAATTCTTCAATTTCTGATGCTGA